GTAAAACGGTGGATCAATATTGGGCCGTTGGTGGAGATATAAGTGGATCACTTTTCATCCGTCGTTGACATTGTGCGGATACTTTATTGACTGGCCTGGCGTCTGTCAGGGGCGGGAGAGCATCAACATGAGCATCAGAACCTACGCAGTGAATTGCAATGACGCATGGCTAAACACCGAAGGTGATGACATCTCCGGCTCATACGTTAAGTACAAAGACCATCAGGAAGTGGTTGCCGCTCTTGAGGCCAAGTGCGCGGCGCTGGCAGCGGAGAATGCGGGAATAAAGTCTGCAATTCCAGAATCACGGGATATTGAAGATGACAATGACAATATGGATGACGTATCTCTCGCGGAAGACTTCGGGTTCAATCATGCAATAGAACGGATGAGGAGACAGATACCTGAAACGCCAACCACTGATGCTTTCCTGGCTGAAGTCCGGGCGCAGGGGGTGGATGCTGCTATAGAAGCTGCAAAAAATCTGGTGGCCCAAGAATATGAGTATAAGGATTTCAAAGCGGCGCAGAGTGATTGCTGTATGTACCCTGGTTCAGACCTGGTAGGGAAGGTTGAAATGACTGAGTGGTTAGTTGACTTTGCTGCCCAGCTTCGCAAAGGAGGCAACCAGTGAGCGAAATTAATTACCAGGCACTGCGTGAGGTGGCGGAACGTGCAATTCCAGCAATGGAACGCCTGTTAATGTTGCCAGCTGATGATGACTTGTTAAGTGAACAGGAACTTAAAGATTACGGTGTGGATATTGATGCGCTCAACGCCTTCAAATTTCTGACCGGACCAGAAACCGTGCTGGCACTGCTGGATGAACGGGAAAGAAACCTGCAATACATCAAAAGCCGCGATCAGGAGAACGAGGATATTGCGCTAACGGTAGGGAAGCTGCGCGTTGAGCTTGAAGCAGAAAAACAGCGGGCAAAAGTTCTATTTATGGAAAATGCTCGGCTTAAGTCAGGCATAGCCGGTCTGATACACCTCGGTATTCGATATGCAGATGTTGAGGTCATGAAAATTGCTGGAGATGCCCAGCTTTCTACCCCATGCACTGACAGCATCATAAACAGCATTGCAACAGGCATTCGCATCAAAGGAGAGTGATATGGCGTTAACACACCACGAACTCTGTCAGATTGCGTACAAGTTCCTTAAGCGCAACGGGTTCAAGGTTTGCTTTCATGACCGCTTTGTTGCTGTAACCAGTACCGGAGAACAGCCAGATGCTATGGGATTCAGAAATTCAGCATCATGCCTGATAGAGGCGAAGTGTTCTCGTGCTGACTTGTTGGCAGATAGAAAAAAGCGTTTCCGTAAAAATCCCTCACTTGGCATGGGCGACTGGCGATTCTTTATTAGTGAGCCGGAAATTATTTCAGTTGAGGATTTACCTCCCGGCTGGGGATTACTTCACGTTGTTAACGGAAGAGTACGGAAAGTACATGGATGGCCCAGGGGTAATTGCTGTTGGGGTAATCCTGACGATAAGCCATTTACTGGGAATAAGCAGGTTGAATGCGATTACATGTTATCTGCATTAAGGCGCATGGAGTTGAGAGGGCACCTTAATGAAATATATGACGGTGTGATTGTTAATAAGAAAGAAGGAAACGCGGCATGATCACTATTACCAAAGGGCGACTGCTGACAATCAAGCAGTGGCGCGAAACATACGGACCGGGTAGCAACGTTGTACTGCCAGCAGAAGAAGCGGAAGAACTGGCACGAATTGCACTGGTATCGCTGGAAGCAGAGCCGGTGGCAAAGATTATAGCTCATTACCCATTAGGAGTTGACGTAGGCAAACAAAAGTTCGTACAGGCCATTGGAGAGCTTCCTGACTTTGGCGGATATCTATTTGCCGCCCCGCCAGCGCCGGTAGTGCCGGAAGAAGCAACTCCGGAAAACGTAGAAATGCTCTCTGGCTATGTTTCCACGTACAAATTAACCGATAGCGAGCGCGATATTGCTGCCGAAATATGGAACGCCTGCCGCACCGCCATGCTTCAGTCCGGAAACTTTCGGGAAAGCAAGAATTCGTCAACCAATAATTTTCGGGAAATCCCGGAAGCGTCAACCAGCTCTCCGGTAACTCCGGCTCTTCTGCCTGGTGGTTTCACCATTGAGGAGGCGAAGGAATTACATGAAGACCTGGTACGCAGCCACATAAGCAAGGCCTTAAGTGGCGAAAAGATGAAAAAGAAAGATCGCGATGCTGATTTGCGCTGGATTCATGGCGTTATAGTTCAGGCAGCGTGGTTTGTAAAAGCATCACTGGAGCAGAATGCACTATCGGGCAACTCTCCGGTAACTCCGGATGGTTGGATAAGCTGTAGTGAGCGAATGCCGGACGACAGGCAGGAGGTGAATCAATGAGCTGGCCTGATGCAATCGTAACTCTGGGGGTGGTATTCGCAGCAGCGTTTGTTGTGTTCTCGATTTGTCGATGGGGATAACCACATGTTCGCTTTGATTCAACGCGGTCAGATATACACGGACAGAGCTGGATACCCCGTGGTGATTACTCGCATCACTGAGCACTCAGTGTTCTTTCGACGGATGGACGGACGATCCGGGCGGGTACGCATTGGTGAGTTAAACTGCCTGTTCGAACATATTGACCACCAGGAGTACCGCAAAATTCTCGCGGACACTGAGCAGGAAAAGCACCTGAAAAAATTACGAGCCATAAAAAGGAAGTAAAGAATGAATAAAGCATTTGAACGATGGGTCCACCAGCGTTACGGCAATCGCTATGACCTGACGCGAGATGTTGACGGCTTCTACTGTCGTGAAGTTGTGAAGCGAATGTTTGAAGTGTGGTGCCACTGCCGTGGATGAAAATTTTATGAGGTTGGCATGCAGACAATCATCTATCAGATAACCCCCAGCAAATGGTGTACGGAGAGAGTCCTCATTGCATCAACAGGGCTAAAGCCTGGCACCATTGAGCGGGCAAGAAGAAAGTCATGGATGCAGGGAAAAGAATACCGCCATTACGCTGTAGAAGGTGATCCGGGGCACTACAGTGAATGCCTGTACAACATCGAAGAAATTATGCGATGGATCGAAAACCAGAAACAACCAGGTGCCAAAAATGCAAGTTCCGGTTAACCTGTTAATGCTCCTGGACGTCTGGGAGGTTTAATGAGTAACGCATCATACCCGACAGGCGTTGAAAACCATGGAGGATCACTCCGTATATGGTTTCACTATAATGGCAAACGTGTCAGAGAAAACCTCGGTGTTCCTGACACAGCCAAAAACCGGAAGATCGCTGGTGAACTTCGCACTTCCGTTTGTTTTGCAATCAGAATGGGGAGTTTCGACTACGCCGCGCAGTTCCCTAATTCCCCTAACCTGAAACACTTTGGTCTGGGAAAAAGAGAGATAACCGTTAAGGCACTTTCGGAAAAATGGTTGGACCTTAAGAAAATTGAGATTTGTGCGAATGCACTTAATCGTTACCAGTCAGTAATTAAAAACATGTTGCCTATGTTGGGTGAGAAAAAACTGGTTTCATCCATAACAAAAGAGGATTTACTTTTCGCAAGGAGAGATTTGTTGACCGGTTACCAAAAGCTTTCTAATGGAAAGATTTCTTCCATAAAAGGGCGCTCAGTGGTCACAGTAAACTACTATATGACAACCATAGCTGGAATGTTTCAATTTGCAACAGATAATGGTTATACCTCAGGAAACCCATTTAACGGTCTGGCACCCTTAAAAAAGTCCAAGGTAAAACCAGATCCTCTCACCCGTGACGAATTTATTCGTTTTATTGAAGCTTGCCGTCATCAACAAACAAAAAACCTGTGGATTCTCGCTGTATACACGGGTATTCGTCACGGGGAGCTGGTATCGCTGGCATGGGAAGATATAGATCTTAAAGCAAGGACTATAACCATCCGTAGGAATTATACAAAACTTGGCGAATTCACTCCACCAAAAACCGATGCTGGCACCGGAAGGACAATTCATCTGGTTCAACCAGCTATTGATGCTCTTAAAAGTCAGGCGGAAATGACCATGCTTGGAAAGCAACATTCTGTAGAGGTAAAGCAGAGGGAATATGGGAGAAGTACTGTGCATAAATGCACTTTTGTTTTTAGTCCTCAGGTAATAAAACAGCGGCAGTTTTCCGGACCGCACTATAAGGTTGACTCCATCAGGGAGTCATGGACAAGTATCTTAAAACGCGCAGGTCTGAGACACAGAAAATCGTACCAATCCAGGCATACTTATGCATGCTGGTCACTTGCCGCTGGAGCTAATCCTAGTTTTATCGCAAGCCAGATGGGCCACACAAACGCACAAATGGTATTCAATGTTTACGGAGCATGGATGAAAGACAACAATCACGAACAGATAGAACTCCTTAACAAAAGACTATCTGAAAGTGTCCCATGTATGCCCCATAAGAAAGCTGGGTAAAATAAAAACTTGCAAAATCAATTAGTTTACCCTTAATCCCTGTCACGTTACGCGCGTGGCAGAGGCGTTACGGGTTGCTGAAACCGCAACGGACAGACGGCGGTCATCGACTGTTCAACGATGCCGATATTGACCGTATCCGCGAGATCAAACGCTGGATCGACAACGGCGTGCAGGTCAGCAAAGTTAAAATGCTGCTCAGTAATGAAAATGTTGATGTGCAGAACGGCTGGCGCGATCAGCAAGAAACATTACTGACCTACCTGCAAAGCGGCAATCTGCATAGCCTGCGAACGTGGATCAAAGAGCGCGGTCAGGATTACCCCGCCCAGACACTCACCACACATCTGTTTATTCCTCTGCGCCGACGACTTCAATGCCAACAACCGACTCTCCAGGCGCTGCTGGCGATCCTCGACGGCGTACTGATCAACTACATCGCCATTTGTCTGGCTTCGGCACGTAAAAAACAGGGTAAAGATGCGCTGGTGGTTGGCTGGAATATTCAGGATACCACCCGTCTGTGGCTGGAGGGCTGGATTGCCAGTCAACAAGGATGGCGCATTGATGTCCTCGCCCACTCGCTCAATCAACTACGCCCTGAACTATTCGAAGGCCGTACATTGCTGGTGTGGTGCGGTGAAAATCGAACCTCCGCCCAACAGCAGCAACTCACCAGTTGGCAAGAACAAGGCCATGATATTTTACCACTCGGCATTTAATGATTCGTTAACAAATGCGCTTTACTGTACAATCCTTTCGTTAACATAAGGAGTGCATTATGCGCATAGCTAAAATTGGGGTCATCGCCCTGTTCCTGTTTATGGCGTTCGGCGGAATTGGTGGCGTCATGCTCGCAGGTTATACCTTTATTTTGCGTGCTGGCTAAGCGCCTGCACCAGCCTTTCAAACAGGCGGTCTGCGATGATCGCCGCCAGTGCCACCAGTAACGCCCCCTGGATCACATACGCGGTATTAAATCCGCTAAGCCCGATGATGATGGGCGTACCCAGCGTGCTGGCCCCTACCGTTGAGGCGATCGTCGCCGTACCAATGTTGATAATCACCGAAGTTCGCACGCCCGCCAGAATCACCGGAGCCGCCAGCGGTAGCTCGACCTTACGCAGTCGCTGACCACGACTCATTCCCATACCTTTCGCAACTTCTGTCACGCTGGCATCGATCGCTCCCAGCCCGGCAAGTGTCGCCTGCAGGACGGGCAGCACACCGTAAAGGATCAAGGCGATAATCGCTGGTTGCAGACCAAAGCCGATCACCGGAACGGCAATCGCCAGCACTGCGACAGGCGGAAAAGTCTGTCCAACGGCGGCAATAGTTTCCACCAGTGGGCGAAATTCCGCGCCCCACGGGCGAGTGACAGCAATTCCGGCACCAGTGCCAATGATCACCGCAAACAAACTCGAAATTCCCACCAGCCAGAAATGAGCCAGTGCCAGAGCTGCAAAACTTTCTTGCTGATAAACGGGTCGTGGCAGTTGTGGGAACAAGGCAGCAAACAGCGGCTGGCTGTAAGGCAGCCAGAAAATCAGTGCCACAAACAAAGCAATGAGCCAGAACAGCGGATCGCGCAACATCTTCATACGCTTACGCCTCCACCAGCAGATCCTGAAAATGCAGCGTACCGCAAGGCTGGCCCTGCGTGTTCACCACCGGCAGCACCTCGCAACCCCGCGCGACAAACAGGGAGAGCGCATCGCGTAGCGTCATCTCTTCTACCAGTGCCTCACCTTCTGCCCGTTCTTCGCGACGCACGTAATCCGCCACACTACGTAACGAAAGCAGACGCACACCCAGTTCGCTACGTCCAAAAAACTGGCGGACAAAATCATTCGCCGGACGAGTCAGCATCGTCAGCGGATTGCCCTGCTGCACCACTTCACCGTGATCCATCAATACCAGATGTTCAGCCAGCCGTAGCGCCTCATCAATATCATGAGTGACCAGCACAATAGTGCGCCCCAGCAAACGGTGAATGCGCGTCATCTCTTGTTGCAACGCGCCGCGCGTTACCGGGTCCAGTGCGCCAAAAGGTTCATCCATCAGTAAGACTTGCGGATCGGCAGCCAGTGCGCGCGCCAC